GGGCCTGCAGCTTACGCCGCACTTCTGCCTCGCGGGCCAGCACGGCGGCCTCTCGCTCTTCCAGGGAAGCTTGCTGCGAGGCCAGCTTTTCAGCCAGCGCTTGCGCGGTTGCCTGTTGGGCGGTCAGGCGCTTTTCCTGTTCGGCCAGGGTCTTCTGCAACTGAGTGGTCTGCTGCCGGGTGTTCTCGGCGGCCGCCCGTTCCGCTTTTGCAGCTGCCAGATCCTTCGCGCCGGCTTGCCGCGCCTCGGTGGTCAATTGCTCCGCTTCCGCTTTCGCCGAAGCCAGCGTGCTCTCCGCAGCCGCCTGCGCAGCCTCGGCGGCCTCCACCGTAGCGTACTTCGCGGTGAGGGCTTGCAGCTGTTCCGTCAGCGTGGCGGCCCGCCCCAACAGTTCCTTTACCTGCTCCGGATTTTGCAGCAGCCCGAACAGCGTACGCAGCTGTCCAAGCATTTGCATATCCGCGGTAGACAGATTCATGGTCGCTCCTAAACGGGGGCCGAAGCCCCCTGGTGAGAGTTAGATGAGCGTACCAGCCGTCGCGATCGTCGCGGCGTAGTAGTTGCCGCCAACCCAGCTCATCGCTGCACCGGTGATCGGAGCCGTGCCGGACAGGATCTGCATCCGGTTGTTAGCGATCATGCCGGTGGAGGTAGCAGTGAACACCATCGCCTTCGTGCTGGAGCCGGTCTGGTTGTTGATCAGGTTTCCGTTCACCGACAGGTTGGTGGTGTCGGTGGTGAGACCCTGGATCGCGCCAACGCCGGCAGTGTATGCACCGAAGAAGGTGTTGCCGATGATGATGATACCGCTGCCGCCGACGATACGAACGGCTGCGGTAGTGCCAGCATCCGTCGTGCCGACGAAGGTGTTGTTCTGCAGCAGCATCCGGTTCGCGGCCGCCGTGGTCAGAAGGCCAAGCACCGCCTGCGCGCTCGCCGACGCGGTAATGACCTCCGAACCGACGAGGGCGAAGTCGGCGGCTTGGACTTGAATGCCGTTGTCCAGCGCGTCGATGCCAGTCAGGTCGATCACGAAGTTCGCGAGGCAGACGTTGGCGGCACTGACGAGCAGGGAGGCCGAAGTAGCCGTGCTGACCGTCAGCGTCGGGCGGTTGCGCCCGGTGCCCAGGCCGATGATCGCCACACCCGCTACATCGAGGGTGAGGCCGCCAGCGGAAGTGATGCTTTCCGCATGGCCCGGCTTGACCATGATGATATCGCCATTACTGGCGCTGCAGAGATCCAGCGCGGCGGCGATGGTGGAGACGGGCTTCTGGAACGTACCGGGGTTGCCGGCGACGCCAGCGCCAGAATCGACCCAGTACACATTACCGCCGTAGCTGTTCAGCACGGGCATGCCGCGAACGTTCAGGCCGAAGTTGAACCCAAACGGGAAGTTGGTTTGCTGCGGGGAGGCACCAGCACTCATGGCAAAAGCTCCTTAAGGAGACACCGAAAGTCCGTTTCGGCTGCGGAGGGGCAACTGCCCTTTTAGCCGTCCATTACACCCGCATAATGAACGGTTAAAAAGGCTCCCTTGCGGGAGCCCCCTTGTTGCTCACTGCGAAGCGAAGATCCCTCGCGGGTCGGTGCAGCCGACGCTGAACCGCATGTACGTTGCGGCCTTCGCGTTCTTCGTGTCGAAGTCGTTGTCCTGGTCGAACTCCGGGCGGTCCCGCCAGAACATCTGCATCCCATTCGGGCAGTTGGTTCGGACGAACCAGTAGCTCGACGAGGTGAAGAAGTGGTTCATCTTGATGCCCTTGGGGAACGCATTGGTCGCCTTGAGCACGTTGATGTTGTTGTTCGCAGTGTCGGATTGCAAAACGCTCTTCAGAATCCGATTTGCGTTGAACCACTCTTGCCGCGGGATGTGGAGGCTTTCCGGCATGATCGAGATCAGAAGGCCGCGATCCGACTGCGTACCCATGATCTGAATGCACATGTCCTCCAGTGCAGCCTCGGACAGGTCGGCCGAGGGGCTGAGCTCGTTGCTGTACGTACCGCCAGTCGTGTTGACGTGAGCGGTACTAACCAGCGCGACTCCGTCACCCGTAGTGAAATAGGTGGTGGAGAAAGCGTTGTTGTACAGGAACGCCGCTACGTTCTCGATCGTTTGATTGATCGAGAAAGCATTCGCCTTCGCGCGGCGCATCGAGACCTGTTCGTAGAGGTTGTCCCTCAGTTCCTCATAGGTCACGATGTAGCCAAGCGCATAGGCAATGTGCGTGTAGCGGGTCACCGGACCCTGGACTTCCGAGTCATACGACAGGGCTTGGCCCTGAGGTTTGACCGGGGCGAGCCCGAAGCCAGTGATCTGCACATCCTCTTCGTAGGCCTTGTCCGAATCCTCTTCTTCGTAGAGGTCGGAATACTCCTTCGCGTGGGCATCGTACACCTGCCCCCAGAAGTCGTGCACCCCAGGCCAGAGTGCTTTTGGGTGTGAACCAGTAGTGATTACGCCACCGGGCATGATCTTCTCCTTTGGTTAGGCAGTACCGGCCTGACCGATACGGTAGGCGTGATTGTTGATGATGCACCACCACTTGGCGTAGGTGCCCACAGCGTTGTCTTGCCGGGGCGCCAGCTGCAGGATCTTCATCTGCAGGGTAGCGGTAGTGGCGGCCCCGGAGCTGTCCAGCATCCAGCCCGAGACGTAGCCGTTGTTCGCTCCGGACACCAGGTTGAAGTTCAGGGCGACGTCCGTGACAGCGATTGCGCCGCCAACGGAATCTTCCTGAAGCTCAAAGATGGTGTTCGGATCGTCAGCGACCAGCACGTAGTAGTTCCGGCTCTTGGTAGCCGGAATCACGATCGGGCTGTCCTGCGGCACGCCGTAGTCCGAGCCGTAGCTCAGAGCGCCTGCGCCGGAGACGATCGCGCCGAGGACAGAGTTGCCAGTGCCTGCGGTAGCGAGGGTGATGGTGGGGATGCCGTTGGCGTCCGCGCCGCCTGCAAGCATGACAGGATCACCGATCGCGTAGGCGTTGGTGTCGTCCGTGTCAGGAATGCAGTAGACGCGACCGCCGCCGGTCCAGGGAGCACCGTTCAGGTACCCCACTGGCGACAGGCCGGTAGGCCGGTTTGCGTTTGCCATTTAAGACTCCTTGTGGGTTGTCCCTAACCCTTCTTGCGGAAGAGGTCAGGAATACGGGTTCGGCGGTTATCGACATAGCGCGCTTGCGCGTCTTCAGCCGACTCGCCTGCAACGCGGCCGCCCATCTGCCCGGTACGATACCCGGCGGTAAGGGTCTCCGCGATCGAATCATTTCTCTGATCGTTCAGGGCCTTGTCCTCTTTGTAGTGCTCCAGCGACTGCTTCATCAGATACATCCTGATCGCATTGCCGCCACCATCTACCTCGCTGCCCTCGATAACCGACACCCGCGAGCCAAGATCGGTGTTTCCGTTATGGCTGGCGTCGCCGCCGAGAGCGACAGAATTCAGCTCGATCTCCTCCGGACTGACGAAGATAAAGCCGGCGCGTTCCGCTTGCGCCAGGCGCTGCGGAGTGCCCCGAAACCAACGGAGGTGGAATCCCGGAATTTCCGGCACCTCCAGTTTCCGCTGCGGCACAGACAGGGGAATTCGCTTACGGGTCTCTGCATCTTTGCCCGAAGCGACAGACGGGTTTTGGCGCTGGGCCTTCGCGGCCAGCTCAGCTGCTTTCTCTTGCGGGGTAGTCATTACTATTCTCCTTGGAAGTACTGCTTAGCGTAGCTTGCACGCCAAGAATTCAGATCTTTGTGAGCGCGGTTCGGGCCGACGAGGCGCTGGGCCATACGGTCGCAGACAGTTTTCGCATCGGCGGGGAGGTCGGAGTAGGACTTCGCGCCGCTGCTACCTCCGCCATTGCTGCCGCGGCCAGAGCCGCCATTGCCCGACTCGACCTTACCAGTCCCGCCTTTCCGCGGCGCACCGAGGATTTCATCGACCTTCGCAGCCACCTTGTCGAGGAAAGCCGCGCCGATGCTGGTTTCACCTTCCTGACGCAGGCGGACAGCCTCGACCTGCGCAAGGGCCATGCGGCGGGGGTCGGCGACGAACTCAGAATTCCGTGCGTTCCAGGCGAGAATGTCAGGGGCGATCTGAGCGCCGGGCGCGGGCTTTTTATCCTCCTTGCCGTCGTCCTTCGCTGCCTTATCGGCGGCGTTCAGCTGCGTGAGCTTATCGGTCAGCTCGGCAACTTGCTTGTGGTCTCCGTCGCGGGAGGCCTCGGCCAGCTGCTCCTTCAGCTCCGCGCGGGCGGCTTCCACCTGCTCTTGCACATCCTTGTCGTGGGATTCCTGCAGCGCCTCGATCGCAGCGTTGGCAGCTTGAATGGAAGCGTTCGAAGCGGCCAATTGCTCACGCAGCAATTGCACTTCCCCCTTCAGCCGCTTGTTGTTTTCCTGCACGATGGGGAGCACATGGCGGCCTCGGTCGAGGAACGTCCGCGCGTCAACCCAGTGGTCGGGATTGCCCTTCCAAGCGTCCTTATCCGCCCACCCGAGCTG